GAAGCTTCGATCTCTGCGAACGCCACCGGCGTTCAGCCCACGATGCGCGACGGGCGCCGGGCCTGGCTGGTCGAGGGCATCGAGGAAAAGGGAACGGTCGATTGGGTGACGGAAGCGGGCGCTGGTGGCCGCGTCGTCGCGTTGATGGAGGCTGCCTACGAGGAGGACGGGATGGGACTGATGGAGTCAATGACCGACGAGGAGTTCATCGCCTACGTCCAGGAGGTCCGTCCTCACCTGCTCACCGAGCAGGATGACGGCGACGCCGAGGACGCTGCGGACGGCGGCGACGACGAGCTGGCCGAGATGGTCGCCAAGCTCAAGAAGAAGAACCCGAAGCTGTCCGACAAGCAGGCTCAGGCGATGGCCAAGCAGGCGCTCGCCAAGTCGGCGTCGTCGGCGCAGGAAGCCAACACAGAGGAGACAGACGACATGGGTGCAATCACCCCTGAGGCGCTCCAGGAAGCTCTCCAAAGTGAGGACTTCCAGGAGGTGCTGAAGCCGATCATCGACGAGCGCGTCAAGGCGCTGGTCGAGGCGGCGGTAGCGGAGGAGCGCGACCTGATTCGGGCGGAGGCCCGGGCGGACGCAGACCGGCAGCTCGACCTTCGCGACATGCGCGACGCCGCGCACAAGCAGATCACCGAGGCGCGTCTCCCGGAGGCGTTCTCGAACAAGGCGAAGGCGCTGTTCGAGATCACCGACAACGGGCCGACCGGCGCGCTCGACGTGGTCGATGACGTCGATGACGACGGCAAGGTGACCAAGAAGGCCGAGGTCAAGCTGACCGAGGCTGTCGCCGCCGTCATCGAGGACGAGCGCGGCATGGTCGCGTCGCTGAGCCCCACGCGGGTTCGCGGCCAGGGGCCCGGCGCTCCCGCCAAGCGCGGCGAGAAGAACGGCGACGGTGAGGGCGACCCACCGGCCAAGAGTGAGGGGACGCTCTACGGGGCGCTCCTTCAGGAAGCAGGAGTCGATCCCACCAAGGCGTGGGACGACTGAGGCCATCGGCACCAAGAAAGGAGTGACTCATGCCATATAACCGTCCAGGCGCGGGTGTCTACGTCGTCAACGGTGCATCGGCCATCAACCATGGCTCACCGCAGGTGAACTCCGGCTTCGTCGGTGTCGCGGTCAAGCAGGTCAACCGAGCGTGGGATCAGGGCCTGAGCAATCAGGCGGTGATCGACCCGGGCGAGCCGTACTACCTGATCACGAAGGGAGTGGTCCAGGTGCCAAACGCCGGGATCTCGGCCAACGTCAAGGGCGACCCGATCTACATCACGGCTGCCACTGGAGCACTGACGGCCACGGGCCCGGCAGGAGGGAAGTTCGGCCGGATCACCGAGGTGGCCGGACAGCGTGGTGTGCCCGCGAACAAGGTGCGAATCGACCTGGATTCCAAGGACAGCTTCGTCTGAGTTCTCAGCCGGGTACCCCCACCCGGCTGAGTCGGCCCTCTCCAGGGCATCATCATGGGCGCGTTGCGCCTTGGCGGGGAACACAGTCACACATCCCAAGGAGCAACGATGAACGGCAATCCATACGGCGTGTTCGGGCGGCCCATCCGGCTGCTTGAGGCGTACCGTGAGTGGCGCGACGAGCGGATCCTGGAGGAGGCCGACTCGAAGGCGGACTTCCCGTCCTTCCTCTACGGCCCGGTTCGCCAGTCGATGTGGACTGGCTACAGCCGCGCGCAGTCGCAGTATCAGCGCTACACCCGGCAGGAGTCCGCACCGGACTTCCGTGACCGGCGCCTGCGCGGCCTGAACGGCCTGCTCGGGATCGGGTACGTGGGCGACCACGGCAACTACCCCGGCCTGGCTCGGACGGAGCGTCCGGCAGCCCGGCTGGCGGTCGACACCTACGGCGGTGTCTACTCGATCACCCGCCAGGCGATCATCAACGACGACTCGAACGAGCTGCTGAATCGCAACCCGGCCGACATGGGCTACGCCGCTGGCGTGTTCATCTTGCAGACCGTGGTCGCGATGATCCAGAACCCCGGCCTGGCGCCGGACGGCCAGCCGTTCTACAGCGTGGGCCGCGGCAACCAGGTGGTCACGCCGCTGGCGGAGGACGCGCTCGCGGACGCCATCGCGTTCATGGAAGGCCAGCAGGACGACGACGGGCGGCAGATCGTTGTCACGCCGTCGATCCTCGTGGTCAAGAACGCGCGGATGCAGCTCATCGCGCAGCGGATCCTCAACTCGGCGCAGACGGGCGTCAACATCAACTACACGGGCGCGCCTGGTGTCGCGGCCAACGTGTTCGACAAGGGCACGATCAATCCGCTGGCGGGGATCCTCCCGGCCGACGGCGTGATCCGCGATCCGTGGTTCTCGGACTCGAACGACTGGTACCTGTTCGCGGACCCGGGCGACGTCCCGTCGTTCGCGGTCGGGTTCCTCAACGGGCAGAGCGATCCGCAGGTCATGCTCAAGGACCCGATGGTCCGCATGGCGCTCGGCGCCGGTACCGACCCCTACCAGTTCGAGCTGGACTCGGTGGACTTCAAGGTCCGCTCGGACTTCGGTGTGGCGCCGGTTGACCCGCGCGGGGCGTACCGCTCCATCGTCCCGTAAGCGGGTAGTCCCACGGGTAGCCACTAGATCACGAACGACAGGAGCAGATGAGCATGAGCCCGAGAGGTAACGACGCAGCCGCAGCGGGCACCGAGCTTCAAGCCCGGACCGGCGAGGCCCCGAACGCCGAGGACATGATCGCGGCGAATGCGGCGCGCTGGCCCGCCGAGCTGCGGGCAGCGAACAACCGACCCGTCGATCAGGACGCGACCGACGAGCTGGACGAGGACGCGGTCGCAGGCGAGGTCGAGGCCGAGGGCGAGATCCAGGTGCTGGGCTGGGCTGTGCGCGGCCCGTTCCTGGTGGTTGTCTACGAGGACGAGGACGGCACCCTCCACAAGGAGGCGTTCACGCGCAAGGGCAAGGAGAAGCAGGCCGAGCGTCTCGCGCCGCCAACGCAGGATCCCGAGGAGGCCGACAAGGAGGCCCAGAAGGAGGCCAAGGAGGCCGAGAAGGAGGCTGAGAAGGCCGAGAAGGAGGCCGACAAGGAGGAAGGCTCTCCGGCGCGGGCCAGGAGCGCACGGTAGGTAAGGTGGGGCGGTGAGCGTTACTGCTTCAGCGACGCTGCCGCCCACCGTCGCCGACATCAAGAGCTGGAGCCGAGTCGACTTCGGCAGCCTGGACGATCCCTACAGCGACGCCGATCTCCAGGTCCAGCTCGACCGGGCCGTCGACTATCTGGTGGTGACCACGGGGCGTCTGTGGGACATCACGATGCCGCCGCAGCTTGTGCCCATCGCGCAGGAGGCGACGCAGCTTCGGGTCGAGCAGACGTGCTTCTACTCGCAGGCGGACACGGTCGAGACCTCGAACGACGAGAACATCCAGAGCTTCTCGGCGGGCAACTACTCCGAGACGCGCCACGAGCCGGGGCGCTCGCGCTACACGGGCCTCACCACGGGCATCCCGCAGGTCAACCCGATGGACTGGCTGAACCGCGACATCTGGATGCTCTGCACGCAGCAGATGCAGGAGTACTGGAGCCTCGTGATCAGCGGCGTGTCGGCGTTCGCGGGCGTGCCGACCATCGAGACCACGGAGGTCGACTGGGGCAACTACGACGGGCTGTACCCGTACTCGTACGGGACGGGGATGCGCAGCCTGCTCGTGGATGCGATGACCTGGGGCGCGTAGATGTCGCTCCAGTCGGCTCTGGTCGACCGGGCTCGGCGGGTGGTCGATACGCCGACCGGCGCCAAGGTCGAGGGCACGACGCAGTTCGAGACCTACCACCAGCCGTGGTTCAAGTGCCGCCTGACGCTGAACGCGGCGCCGGAGTCCGACGACACGCAGCAGGGCCGCAAGCGCGTGCCCCGGCCCGCGCAGATGATGTGCGGGATGAAGGACAAGGACGGCAACCTGCTGGTGATCAACGCGTCAGACAGGCTGGAGGTCGACTCCAAGGAGCTTGGCCGGGCGATGTACGAGATCACATCCGATGGCGAGCCGATCCGCAAGAAGCGCAAGATGCTGGGCTGGATGGCGACGCTCACCCGCGTCGAGGAGCACCCCTTCACTCCGGTCGAGCCCTGAGATGGCGGCGCCCGACGTCGGCACCCTGTTCGAGGGGAAGTACATCGGGCCCGACCTGCCCGCGGCGTTCGATGACGCGCCGGTCCGCGAGTCGCTGCGCCGGATGGCTGACACGGGCGGCGACCGCCTACATGCGCTGATCGCGGAGTTGACGCCGATCAAGACGGGGAACCTCGCGACGAGCTGGTATCGCAAGGAGACCGCGCGCGAGCTGCACGGCATCAAGATGGCGTACGTCTCACGGGTCGCGACCGACGTCGACTACGCGCCCTACGTCAACTACGGGACGGGACTGTTTGGCCCGCATCACACGAAGTACCTGATCGAGCCGCACCCGCCGAACCAGTTCCTCTCGTGGATCGACCCGCTCACGGGGCGGCGGCGGTATGCGCGCCACGTGTGGCATCCGGGTAGTGAGGGCGCGCACATGGTGGAGAAGGCGGCTGGTGCTGTGGAGGGGTTCCTCGATGAGATCATGCTGCCCGATCTGGAGACGTTCAAGAAGGCAGCGGAGGCCAAGGTGCTCGAATCCATGAAGGGCGTGGTGTTGCCGTGAGCGAGATGGACGTGGGCCGTAGCCACATCGACGCGCTGCGCAGCCTCAAGCGCTACGTGGCGGTCGCGCTCGGGGACGAGTGGGAGGTGCGCCTGTCCCGCGAGGAGGGCGCGTTCGCTCGCCCGTTCGCCCGGGTCTGGCAGGTGGCCGGGACGACGTACCCGCTAACCGGCGGACGCTGGCTGGCCGACATGGTGCAGCCGTTCGTGATCGCCGCCTACCCGGAGCAGGGGCGAGACGCGGACCAGGCGATGATGTTCGCCCAGAAGGTCGAGAACGCGCTGTACACCGCGTTCCGCGTCGGCGTGGAGAACGGGCGCCCGCTGCGCGTGCCGCTCTACAACTACTACCGGGTCAAGAGTTGGGATGCGGGCGAGTGGTATCCGCGGGCGTTCATGCGCGTCAACGACCTCTCGACGCAGCCGTTCCCGGACCCGGACGAGAACACGCTGTGGACCGTGGTCTGTGATGTGCGCTTAGCGTGGCGACGGCTGGGCGAGACGCGTCCGGCGACGCCGGTGGTGCGGGGTGTGAACGTCGCAACCTCATCTGTGGGGGCGTCCTGATCCGGCCTTAGTATCGGCGCCAGCCCGTCTGTGGGGTTCACAGAGAGGAGCACCGAAATGCCGGAAACATCACACCGCGGAAGCAGGGCATCTAAGGCTGAGGGCACCGAGCCGGAAGCCGCCAGCAGCGAGCAGCAGGCCACCACGACCAGTACAGAGCAGACCAAGCCCACTGAGGAGGGCGCTCCGCAGTCAGACGTTCTGGTCAGCCAACTGGTCGACCGGGCCCCGGAGTTCCTCGGCTACCCGACGCACACCGCCATGGGTGCGCTGAGCGGCGATCTGGACGAGATGATGACGCCGGAGGCCGCGAAGTCCAAGGTCGAGGAGTGGCTGAACCAGCCAGTCAAGGTCGACGAGCCCGACGAGGAGGGGTAACACATGCCTGGCGTCTTCTCCAAGGAAGCGCGGCCGGTTCGCCCCGGCGCCTACTTCGACTGGGCTGCGGAGCCCACCGAGACCATCCTCCCGAGCATCGGCTCGGTTGTCCTGCTCGGGATCGTGCACGACTGGGGTCCGGCCGGATCGGTTGTTCCGACCGTGTCGCTGGGCGACTTCCAGTCCAAGTTCGGCTCGTCCACCACGCCGGGCTACCGCGCGGTCAAGCAGGCCTTCAAGGGCGAGGGTCTCCAGGGCCGGGGCGGCGCCGGAGAGGTGCTCGTCTACCGGCTTCTCGGCACGGGCGGCAAGGCCGCGGAGGTCGACGTCGAGAACACCACCGCCACGGCGGCGCTCACGCTGACGGCGAAGTACCCGGGCTCGTTCGGCAACGTCATCGGCTACAAGAACCACGCCGATCCGGACGTGACGAAGAACGACTTCATGGTCTACGTCAACGGGCAGTTCGTCGAGACCTACGCGTACCCCAAGACCGACATCCAGGATCTGGTCGACCAGATCAACGCCACCTCGGCGTGGGTCTCAGCGACGCTCGGGACCGACGGCACGGCCATCGCGGTCACGGTATCGCCGGACACGGTGACTCCGCTGACCGGCGGCGACGACGGCGCGACGCTTGTGCAGTCCGACTGGCAGGACCTGGTCACCGTCTGCTCCAGCGCGCGCTTCTCGCTGTTCGCCGCGTTCGACCTGATCGACCCGACGACGCTGACCTCGTTGCAGCAGTGGTGCCAGTCGTCCAACCTCAACGGGCGCCGGTTCATGCTGGTGGTCGGCGGGGCCCTGGCGGACACCGCGACGACGGCCATCGCGCGCTCCAAGACGCTGGAGGCAGCGAGCGGGGGTGGCGGCGGCGAGAACATCGTCAACGTTGGCGTCGGCACGCTCGTGGACAACGAGTTCGGGACGCTGTCGACCTCGCAGCTCGCGCCACGCATCGCGGGGATCCTCGCGGCGCGCGGCGAGTCGATGAGCCTCACGTTCGCGCGGCTGGCCGATACGACTGCCGGGGTGCTCCCGACCGATGCCGACGTCACCGCGTGCTTCAACGGCGGCGTCGTCGTGTTCGGCCAGGACTCCAACCAGGCGTCGCCGATCCGGGTCGAGAAGGGCCTCACCTGCTACACCGGCGGCGACTCGTCCAAGCCGTACCTGATCTACCGCAACCCGAAGTTCGTCAGGACCATGCACGGCATCGAGCTGGACATCACCGAGTGGTCGACGTCGAATGCCATCGGTTCGTTGCAGGTGAACGACGCGACCCGTGCGTACGTCGTGGGCTACGCGCACCAGGTGATCCAGGCGCGCTCGGATCGGGGCGTGATCCAGACTGGCTTCAGCGTGGGGATCGACCCGATTCCTCCGCCGAGCGATGACGACGAGTTCATCGCGCTGGTGTACGGGATTGCGTTCGGCCGCTCGGTCGAGCAGATCTTCAACCTCGTCTACATCAGCTAGGAGGCGGTGAGCAATGTCAATCGGATCAAGCGAGGGCCTATACCGCGTCAGCGGGATGTACGGCTACGTGATCATGGACGGTCACATCCGGGCCGAGATCACCAACGTCACGGCGACCATCACGGTCGCCAAGATCGAGATGCCGCTCGTTGGCGCCACCCGCATGGGCATCAAGCCGGGCCGGGAGACGCGAGAGGGAACCTTCTCGGTGCAGAAGGTCGACACGCACTGGGAGAAGTACATCTACGGCTACCTGAGCCAGAACCTGGCCGACCGGCGCGCCGCGCGCGGGACGGTCGCGGGCTCGATGCGGTCGTTCTCGATGCAGGTGTGGCTGGACGACCCGGACGCGCTGGGCTACGAGGTGTGGCAGTTCAACGGCTGCCTCATCTGGGACCTCCCGCTCGGGTTCAACATCACCGACGACGTGATCGACAAGTCGTTCAGCTTCGGGTGGGAGACGGAGAAGCCGCTGGAGTCCTACGAGATCATCCAGGGGCAGACCAACCCGGTCACCGGCCAGCCCGCAGTCTCGGTGCTCGATTCGCTGAGCTGATGATCATCGACTACGAGCGGGCCTGGCTGGAGATGAAGGCCCATCTCGTCACGAAGAACTCTCACGGCCAGCGCGAGCTGCTCGCGAGGATGTCGCACATCGAGGTCGACTGCCGCCTGTCTGAAGGCGAGCGCGACTTCGACCCCACACCGCAACGACAGTCCGCTGGGCGAGCACTCCGCGAGGTGACGCACCATGGCTGATCCGTCAAACCGTCGCGAGGCCACCGGCCCCGAAGGAGTAGTCACATGCCTGATGCACCTGTCGCAGAGGACGTCCGCGTCCAGCCGTCGCAGCAGCCGCGGCAGCGAGAGCAGCGCGAGCAGCCGCAGCCGCTGCCGCCGCCTACGACCCTGAGGGGTC